GATGTCCTCTTTCAACCATACCGCACGCGCGCCGATCTTGTGCGACTTCGGGAACGTCCCTTCTTTCATGCGTCGATAGATCGACGAGTGGCCCAGGCTGGTGCGCACAGCGACAACCTCGATCGGTTGCAGGTCGGCATACAGTTCCGCGACGGTGATCTCGCGCGTCTTGTTCGTAGCCATGTTGTCCTCCTTCAGTTCGTGGCCAGCGCAGCGCGCAGCTGCTCGTCTGGATCCGGGTAGCAGTCCATGTAGGCGCCGATCACTTCCGCCGCGACTTGCGGGACGATGGCATTGCCGTAGGCGCGCAGGCGTCCCACTCGGGCAGGAACCCCATGAGCCAGCAGACGAATGCTGGGTTCAAAGCGCCTGGCTTTTCCGTCGTGTCCGATGATCCATCCCGCACCATCCCAGGCGGAGCCACATGCGTTGCCACGTCGGCCAGACCAATCTGAGGATCCGTCGGTTTGCGACCGGACATGATCGGTCGCCTGCTCTTCGCGTCGATCACGGCCACCGAAGGTGTCGGCCACAGCGCTGCCAGCGCATGCGCCCTGATCGACACCAGCCCCGCCGAGTTGCCCGCTTCGTTGTTTCCGTTCTTCGCCGGCGCCAGCGACGTCGGGGTTGCCCACAGAGCTGCTGCTGTCACCGCAGCCAGATCCGGCCCATGGCTCCGCGCCGCCTCCCTGATCGCACCCTCCGTCGATCGCACTCCCTTGTCCGCGAGCGAGGCGGTCGGCGTCGGCCACAGGCCCGCAATGCGGGGATCGTCCAGCGGCGCCGAAACATTCACCACCACCGTGGTGAGCGATTCCTGCGAGCCCTTCGTGTCCCCGCGCCGGCGCTGGTAGCCCAGCCGCGCTTCGTGCGCCATTGGCGTGGGCCACAAACCAGAGTCGATCCCGGCGATGGGGCGCGTCGACGGCACAAGCTGGGACAACGACCGCCCGGCAGGCGTAGTCCTCTGCTTCCAGGTCAGCAAACACTCCGTCGAGCCAGTTCTTGCCAACCGCCGCCGCAACCTGTTCTCCCATGACGACAGCGGGCCGTCGGGCACGGATGAGGCGAAGGAAGTGGGGCCACAGGTGCCGATCGTCATCCTGGGCTTTTCCTTTACCCGCGACGGAGAACGGCTGGCACGGGGCGCTGCCGGTCCACAGCTCGCGGTCGTCGGGCCACCCAGCAAGTCGAGCTGCAAGGGACCAACCGGCGATGCCGGCGAAGAAGTGGCATTGCCGGTATCCGGCGAGGTCTGAGGGTTGAACATCGGTGATGCTCCTGGTGTCGACGTGGCCGGGCGGGATAAGCCCGGCATCGATGAGGTTGCGGATCCACTGCGCTGCGTAGGGATCCCATTCGCTGTAGTAGTTCATCGGGCGCCCCCGGTGGCGTGTGCCATCACCCGCTGCGCCTCGGCCATGTCGCCGCGCGCCAGCGCCTGCAGGGCCAGGCCACGGGCCTCCCATGCGCGCACGGTTGCCGGTCGAGCCTCGGACAGATCCACACCGGACATGCTGGCCAGCTGCCGGCCGACCTCGCGGTGGTCGATTGCCTCAGCCATGAGCGCACCTCCGCCAGCACCAGCGCAGCCCTGCGCGCGCGGCGCGGCATGCGCGGCTGATCGCCCACAGGGTGGCGATGCCGGCCGCAAACCCGGCCAGGGCGAACACGTGGACCATTGCAGCGGTGAGCAGCTGGTCAGCCATTGGTCGGATCCTTCATGAAGCAGATCCAGTGCGTGCCAGCGCGCTTGCCGGACGTATGCCCGAACAGCGGGCGAGCATCGGTCAGAGCCAGCACGTCGCGCGTGGCCACCTGAACCTCTGACCATTTGAAGATCAGCGCGCCCTCGGGGCGTAACACGCGGAAGCATTCTGCGAACCCGGCACGCAGATCCTCGCGCCAGTCATTCCCGAGCTTTCCGTACTTCACCGCCAGCCAGCTGTTCTTACCTGCATGCACCAGGTGCGGTGGATCGAACACCACCATGGGGAACGAGTTGTCGGCAAAGGGCAGGGCGCGGAAGTCCAACAGGGCATCCGGGTGGATGTTCACAACGCGGGTGCCGTCTTCCCGGTGAGTGCGGTCGATGACCGTGATGGTTTCGTGCCGCTGGTCGCCGAACAGGCAGCGCTGGTCGCTGGGGTCGAACCACATCATGCGTCTGCCGCAGCAGTGGTCGAGGACCGCTGGCAGAGCGTCAGCCATTGCCCACCGCCTGGCTGTCGATCAGGTCGATTTGTGCAGCGATCAGTGCGCCAGCGCGCACCAGGTCGCGGCGAGCGTCCACTGGCTTCCACCACTCCGGCGCCCACGGCCACACAGCGGCCGGCCCGTACCAAGCGATGTGGTTACGGCCACCAGCTTCCAGATCCATCGCCGCCAGCTGCACATAGGCGGTCGCGGCCTTGGCCAACTCGCCGCGCCGGTACTGCTGGTCGCTATCGCGGGTGAAGCCCTCGGCCTGCAGCTGTCGCTCGCGTTCTGCGGCGATTGCCTTGACGCCTGTTCCCAGGTCCAGGGCCTGCGCGGGCGGGTCATGCGCGGGCTCCCTTCTTCGTGCGGCTGTCGTGGCCACCCTCGACCGCCTGTCGGCGGCTGATGGTGGATCGGTCGATGGGGCTGTTGCCGAGCTTCTGGACCTTGCCGCCTGCTGCCTGCCAGCGAGCCACGTCGTCGGCGATTTCGGCCCGCTGGCGTTTCTTCTCGGCTTGCGTGGCCAGGTCGAAGGTCGGCTGTACGTGGATGCTGGTCATGCGTGGCTCCTGAAAGGTTCACGCCGCACAGGGCCGAACCAGAGATTGATGCGGTTGTTGAGGCGCACCTGCAGCGGGTTGCGAACGATCGGCGGCAGCGGCGCGCGCAGGCGGCGGTCGTCGTTCTGACAGGGCGTGCAGGCCGGTTCGTAGCCGCGCTTGCCGGCGCGGGGGAAGGCGATCAGCGGCAGGTACCGGTGGCACTTCGTGCAGGTCTTCATGGCAGGCTCACCTGCTGCAGGTCCGCCCAGGTCAGCGGGTGAGGGCGCCGCTTGATCCGCTCGTATGCGGCGCTGTGGGATATGTCCAGGATCTCGGCCACCTGCGAGGTGGTGTAGCGCTTGCCCTCGATGACGTGGGCGAACAGCTGCGCGCGGGCCTGGCCGGCACGGCGCAGGCTCTTGGCGTGGTAGGGGTAGATGGCGACATCCATCAGGCGGCCACCTGCTGGTGATCACCAGCGCGCAGGCTCTGCTCGAACCCGACCACCATCTGGCGGAACGGTTCCAGGTCGGACCGCAGCTTGGCAATGAATGCCTCGTCGCGATCGAAGCGGCGCCACCACAGCTGCTTGCCCGCGGCGGCCAGCGCCGGGCAGTACAGGCCGATGTGCCACCACTGCCGACCGGTCAGCCACATGCAGCCCTGAGCCTGTTCGAACACCTCGCTCGCATCGTTGTCGATGTGGAAGGCGCGTAGCTTCTCGGGGTTGATGAAGCACTTGTATTCACTGCCGCCGTCCTCGCCGATGAAGCCATCGGCCGAACAGCCGTAGTCGCCGCATTCGCTCAGGACGAACCCGGCACGCTTCACCAGCAGGCCGGACTGCACCTCATGCTCGGCGCGGGCGAACGGCTCCAGTTCGTGGCCGCGGCGCATGGCGTAGGTTTCGAAACCCTCGTCCAGGGGCTCGCCGCTGATGCGCTCGATCGCCAGCCGGAACGCGTAGTTCTTCGACGTCTCGCTGAAGTCGCCGATGGGCTCGCCGGCCAGCGCCTTCTCGGTCACTGCCGACTTCGGCACGGCCTTGTAGCCGGCTGCCTCCGCAGCAGCCTTGGGAGCCATGCCGGCCAGCACCGAATCCACGTAGGTGCGCTGCTGGTCGGTCAGCTCGCCCACACGCGAGCGCGCAGTGGCAAACATGCTGGCGGTGATGACCCCGGCCCTGGCGTTGTGCCAGGCGTCGCTTCCTTGGTCGCAGCGAATCAGGCGCATCCTGCGGCCTCCCTGCGCTCGATATCGCGGTCGATACGGTCGATGATGCTGGGGGCATCTTCGGGCTCCACCAGCTCCGCGTCGGCCTTCTCTGCCTCTGCCTTCAATGCAGCCAGCCCGGCCTGGCCGATCATGGCGCGCTGCTCCTTGGTCAGCTTGCCCCAGGCTTCGCCGAGCGCATCGACGCCGGCGGTCGCAATGTCCTGCAGGCTGGTCTGCGGTGCGTGCGGACTGGCTGGCGAGGGATGGTTTTCAGGGCGCGGGCGCTCAACCACAGTCGGGCGCCGACCGCTGTAACCGGGAGCTGCTGTGATGGCCGCTGCGCACGAACACAGCCGTCGCTCTCGTGGCCTGCCGATGGCCGTCGAGTCGGAGCAGTACGTCATCGGCGGCTGCATGAACTACCCCGAGGCCATTGGCCGTGCTGGGCTGGAGCCAGGGGACTTCTTCCGCCGCGACCACGCCCTCCTGTGGTCGGAGATGCTGAAGCTGGAGGCTGTTGGCAAGCCTTGCGATGCAACGTTCCTGGCCGAATGGATGACCTCGCAAGGGCACGGGGGCCGGATTGACGCCGGGTATGCGATGGAGCTGCAGATCAATGGCTACTCCGTCGCTGGCGTGACCGCCCATGCTGCGTTGATCCGTGAGCAGGCTGCGATGCGACGTGCGATCGACATCGGTGACGCGCTGATTGCCCGGTGCATGGAGCCCGAAGGCGAAGAGTCGGTGGCGATTCTGGACGCAGCGATCCGCGATCTCATGCAGCTGACCAAGACCCGCCAGGGCCATGAGCACACGCTGGAGCAGGCGCTGACGGCGGCCTGGCGAGATGCAGAGGACGCCTATGCGCACCGGGGTCAGATTCGTGGGGTTCCCTACGGCTTCAGTCGGCCCGATAAGCGCCTGGGCGGCGCTCACGGTGGCGACCTGATCTTCATCGGTGCTCGGCCATCGATGGGCAAGACGGCACTGCTGGTGAACTGCGCCTTCTACCAGGGTGGGTTGGGCATTCCGGTCGGCATCATCTCCGGAGAACAGTCTGCTCGTCAGCTGGCCTCGCGTGGCATCGCAGGTGAATCCGGTGTGGCAGCTGAAAAGCTACGTAGCGGTGATTTCACCGAGGAAGAGTGGCCGCAGCTCAGCAATGGCATGCGCAAGCTGATCGGTCGCCATGTGTTCATCTACGACCGCAGTGCGCCGACACTGGACGAAGTGGTGCGGACGATTCGTCGTTGGAAGCAAGAGCACGACATTCGAATTGCTTGGATCGACTACCTGCAGCGCATCCGTGTGCCGCGCTCCAAGGATCGTGCCGAAGAAGTTGGTGAGGTTGCCCGCACGCTGAAAACTCTGGCCCGCGACCTGGATATCCCCATCGTGGTGCTGGCTCAGGTAAAGGCAGAAGTCGATCGTCGTGTTGTCGACAAGCGCCCCGGGCTGGGCGATATCGCCAACAGCGACGAGGCCACACGCGAGGCGGACATCATCGCGTTCCTGTACCGGCACTGGGTTTATGACCGCGAGAATGGCGACCCCAGCAAGGCCGAGCTGAACGTCGAGAAGAACCGTCACGGGCCTTGTGGACGGTTTGATCTTGGATTCGATGGGAAGACGATGCGCTTCCTTGACCCGGAGCTGCAACCTGATCACTTCGACCAGCCGGCTACCCCGCGCCGTGCGCGCAGCATTCCCGTTGGTACGACCGCTGCTGCGGCCAGGGCGGGCGACGCATGATCCTTACACCTCTCGCGAAGGCCAAGAAGAAGCTGCGCACCCGAGACGTGGACTTGATCTCGCGAAAGCTGATCGACCCGAATACCGGTGAGCTGATCTCGGCGTTTGCGCCCGCGCATCCGGTCGATGTTCGCTCATGCCGGGAGCGTGGAATCCGGATCGGCCAAGTGTTCCGAAGCACGTTGCGGCGGGAGCGAAATCCGAGGTTCTACCGCAAGGCGCATGTCCTCTCCGGATGGCTGGCCGACAACGTAGAAGCCTTCCATGGCCTCTCCCAGCACGACGCCCTGAAGAAGCTGCAGGAGCTGTCTGGCATCGGCTGCGAGTCGGTGGAGTACGACCTTCCCGGCATTGGGAAGCTGACACGCACCGAGCCTGAGTCCCTGAATTTCTTCGACATGGACGAAGGCCGCTGGAACGAGCTGTGGTCAGGCGGTACGGGCGACGGCGGCTGGATCGGCTGGCTGCGCACGGAGGTGTTCGGTGGCCTGGACGCGGCGAGTCGCGAGGCCGTGGAACTGATCATCCAGAAACCACAGGGGGGCGCATGAACGAGATCGAGAAGCGGGCGCGGGAGCTGTACGAAGCTGCGCGGGACTCCTATAACACAACCGTGGCGAACCCGGCAGTGACCATCCGCTGCCAGTCAGCGGTCGCGCGGGAGGCGGTCGCGGTGTCGACGGAGCGACTTCGACTCAAGCTGCTCAACCAAGGTGCCGTAGTTGTCGTGCCTGACCGTGCGCAATTTGTTGCGCCTGCCGCACTTAGGGCACATGAAGTACATCCCGAAGCTATCGATTGCAGGCGCGGCCTGATCGAACCCAGTGAATGTTTTCTGGCAGCGGATGCACGTGAACATGAGGCTGGTGTACGCCCCCAAGGTGACCGTGAGGCTACAGCGGGCCATCCAAGGCGTCGCGGTATCGATGATGCCGACATGCAGGAGGCGCGGAAAACAGTGCTCGCCCTACGTGCTGCGCCAGCCGTGCATCAACAGTCAGGAGCGCGAGGTGCGATCACGGAGGCGGCTCATGACGTACCGCTCGCATTGCTCGACCACGAGTTTGCCACCGATATTGCCGACGGATCGAAGGTAGTTTCTACGCCCGCACTCGGGGCACTGGAAGTGCATGCCAAAGCTGTCTATATCGGGCGTGACCTGATGAAGGCCGATGAATTTCTGCTGGCAACCGATGCAGGTAAACATGAATCCAGAATCTATCTAGAGGGCGGCAAGGTAAGGGTGGACCATATCGCGGATGACCGCAAATTGGTCGACCAGCTGGTGGCATCAAATCAGGTAGTCGAAGATTTCGAGCAACTGGGCGTTGATAGTGCGCGGCAGTCCCCCGGAAATTCCGGAGAACTGCCCATTGATAGCGCCGCTCGCCCGGAGGTGCCGTGATGCGCACCAAGAACTCGAGGGCATTCACCGCCGCCGAGAAGCGGCACGTGGACGCGGTGAAACTCTTGAAGTGCAGCGTCTGCGACAGGCCCGGCCCGAGCGACGCCCACCACATCAACCAAGGGCAGCACTTCACGACCGTGGCCCTGTGCAAGGACTGCCACCAGGGCAGCAAAAACGGCTGGCACGGCGAAAAGATCATGTGGCGCATCCACAAGATGGACGAGCTGGCCGCCCTCAACGTCACCCTTTCCCGGCTGCAGGAGGTCGCCCGATGATCCACCTCACCCTCCCGTACCCGATCAGCGCGAATCGCTACTGGGCCGTGCGTGTCATCCCGAAGAAGCCCAAGCCGCTGGCGATCACCTACGTCACCGAGGAAGCGAAGAACTACAAGGCTGCGGTCGGGCTGCTGGCCAAGGCCGCAGGCATCCGCGTGCCGGCGACCGGCCGGGTGGTGCTGCACATCAAGCTGTTCCCGCACCGGCCGCAGGACTGGGCGAAGCGCGCACGGAAGGATCCGCACGCCTGGGACGACACCGTGCAGTGCATCGACCTCGGCAACTGCGAGAAGGTGCTGTCCGACGCCTTGAACGGCATCGCCTGGGTGGACGACAAGCAGATCCGGCGGACCCTGCTGGAACGCATGGAGCCGGACGAGAAGGGCGCACGGCTGGAGGTGGCGATCGAGTATCTGGCCGCGGTACCGAGCCTGTTCGGGGAGGCCGCAGCTTGACCACGCCCGAGGCCAAGGTTCGGAAGCGATACAACGCCTACCTCCGCCGGCACGGCGTGTGCGCCGTCTGCACCATGCGCGAGCGCGGCAACAGTCCGGCGCATTGCAAAGGCTGGCCCGACCGGCAGGGGAGCTGCGACACCGACGGCCTGCTGCCGGTGTTCCAGTTCGACGAGAACGTGACGAAGGGGATGCGCGATGCGTAACAGCGATCCAGTGACTGAGCAGTTGCGCCAGTGGGGCCATGCCCAGGTGAATCGTTTTGCGCTCACCCGGGCGGAGCGAAGCGTGCACGTCCTCGGAAAGGTAAGGGACAGTGCCCCTATGACCAAGGAGAGGGCTGATCGCTACCTCGTAGGCCGTGACGGAACTGAGCGGCGCAGATTCATGGCCGAAAGGTCCGGCATAACTGGAATGGCGATGCTGCCGCTGTGGGCCGTGGATCCCATTCGGTCCTCCAATGACGCAGACCATCCTCACGACAACCCAGAAATCGCTATCGATATCGGAATTCCGGACGAGCTTCGCTGGGTGGAGCGCGGACTGGTGGAGATGGGCCGGCAGTACCCACTGCGTGCCCTGGTTGCGCGTACCGAATACACAGTGGCGGCCAGTCAAGCCGTGAAGGCCCGCATGGTCGCGGAGAAGTACGGGGGAGCCTTGTCTGTCTGGCAGTACCGCCGCGAACTGCAGAGGGCTGTGGAGTGGATGAGGATGAGGGTAACAGCATGAGCATGAATAGCTTAAAGCGCGATTTGGACGCGGTGACTCAGGCCATCCACTCGGTGTTTGTGTACGCGGCCTGCACCGAGGATGGATTCGTCAAGGTTGGAATCTCGAGGACGCCGTATCACCGTATCTACCAGATTCATTGCGGGTCGCCTTCGCCAGTGCGAGCAGCGCAGTGGGTTTGGGTGGGCTCTTTGAATTTCGGTCGCCGCATAGAGCAGAAGGTGAGGAAGGAGTGGAGGAGTCGACACACCCGGGGCGAGTGGTACCGCTTCGACTACTCCGATCCTGCAGACAAGCGGGATTTCCATGACACGCTCGGAGCGGTGGTGCAGGCGGTCACCGGTAAGGCGCCTGAATGGAACAAGCTCAATTCGCAGGCGATGGCTGAACTCATCAAGGCCGGTTACTCGCTGCATGACGACAAGGAGAAAAGGAAGCGGGCTTGACGTTGCACAAACTCCGTGTATATTTGCGTCGTCGTCAAGAATTCCCCCTGAAGCCCCGGCCCTGCGTCGGGGCTTCTGCGTTTCCGGGACCCGACCTCTGCCCGTCATCCTTACCGGATCAACCATCGTGAGCCTGCCGGGCTGCGGCGACGGGCACCTATGCAGGAGACCCCATGGTGAGCATCGAGACTGTCGCCGCCGGCATGGGGTTCTCCCCGGAGCTGTCGCTGGCGCTGGAACAGGCCTGCATGCGCTTCGGCATCAACACCGAGCTTCGTGTGTGTCACTTCCTGGCCCAGGTGGCGCATGAGAGTGGCACCGGACGCTGGCTGAAGGAGCTGTGGGGCCCAACGCCGGCGCAGTCACGCTACGAGGGCCGTGAGGATCTGGGCAACACCCAGCCCGGGGACGGCTTCCGCTTCCGTGGGCGTGGCGGGATCCAGTTGACGGGGCGCGACAACTACCAGCGGTACAGCCAGGCGATCTACGGCGACGATCGTGCTGTCCGCAACCCGGACATGGTCGCCACGCTGCCAGACGCGGCGCTGGCCGCCGGCTATTTCTGGCACCGGGACGGGATCAATGCTGTGGCCGATCGGGATGACGTGCTGGCGGTGAGCCGCGCGGTGAACCTGGGATCGCCCAAGAGCAAGGCGATGCCCAATGGGCTGGATGACCGCAAGGCGAAGCTGAAGTTGGCCAAGGCGCAATACGCAAGGATGGTGGGACGATGAGCGAGCTACTTGCCAGCACCAAGCTGTGGATTGGTGCGCTGATCGCTGCGGCCACGGCTGCGCCGACACCGGCCTCGCCGCTGTACCGCGAGTGGATCCACCTGGAGATGACCACGGCCTATTTCGGCGTTCCGTTCAATGTGCTGGTCGGCGCTGCAGCGGGCAGCCTTGTGGGCGTGTGGTATCACGGGTCCGAGAATCGGCGCGGTCTGGCTGCCTCGTTCCTGTCGAGCACGGTGCTGGCCGTGGGCGTCAGCGTGCTGGGCCCGGAGCTGACCGGCTATCGCTGGTCCAGCACCGGCGTGCATGCCTCTGCGGCGATGCTGCTGGGGTTTGGCGGGCAGATAGACTGCCACCCCAGCGCCCTGCAGAACCATCGGCTCCTTACCGCCCTCGATCCCGTACGCATCACGCTCCATGGCCACCAGCTTCGCGAGCGAGTCAGCCAAATCCTTCATGGTCTTGGTTCGGTCCGGCAGGCTGGTAACGCCCCGGTACAGGGACTGTAGCTTCTCAGGGGCTTGGACCAGTTCGTCCAACCGCTCCACCAGCTCGATGTGCCCGGTCTGCGACTCCAGTTCTTCCAGGAGCGACATCGCCAGGGCTCTGGCCCGGGCAATGTCCTTCCGATGGGTCAGCCTTACATCAGCAATGACCTTGGCAGAGGCCTCCACCAATACCCGCTCGGATACCTTGGCCTCTTTGGATACCTCTCTGGATACCTGCTGCTTGGATACCAGCGCGTCGGCCTTGGCTCGGATCTTCGCTCCAAGGTCGCGGGTCCAGCTATCACGCTTAGCACGCTTGTTGATGGCACCATGGGTAATTCCATGGTCGGCGGCGATCTCACGCACGGACAGGAGCCCTGCCCGGTAGTCCGCCTCGATCCGCTCCCAGTCGATGTCGGGCCGGCCGGCCTTGTTGTCGATCAGCTTGCTCACTTACGGCACCCTTGGGATCGGCAGCACCATGGCTCCGATCGTTCCCCGAGCCAGTGCACCCTAGTGCAGATGGCGTCCACGATGACGCACAGCCCGATGACGGCGGCGATGCTCACAAGGCCCTCGACCCAGTTCATGCCACAGCCTCAGCCGGGAACAGTGGGATCACCACCTGTGCCTCCAGCCTGGCCAGCTCGTGCTGCAGCCCAGCCTTCTCGCGCCTACGCTGGTGCATCAAGCGCGATCCGTAGGTGCCCTTTGCCGCTGAGCCCTTCTCCGCGATCTGAACAGCCTGCAGTTCTTGCCAGACCGACAGTGCCTGGATCTCTCCGGCCCGGCGCGCATCTCCGAATGCCTGAACCAGATTGGCCTTCAACTCGACAACGCGGTCAGTGTTGCGAGACAGCGACAGGAGGAAGTAGCACTGATCCTCGTTCAGTAGCGCAAACCGCGCAGACTTGCCGCCACCCTGTGGCCGATCACCATCTGCGATTTCAAATCGCAGATGGCCGAACCGTTCAAAGCTCTTTGCGTAGCGACTGATCAGACGGTAGGTACTGCGGTGGTCAGTCCCAAGATGCTCAGCGATGGTACGACTGTCAGCGCGGGGGCCATCGCCAGCGGGAATTAGCTGAATGATGTTGGACATACCTGCTCCTCCTGAATCTGCCTGAAGAGGAAGCGCGGCCAGCCTGTCGGGCAGGACGACAGACGTTCGGCTGATCTGGCCTAGGCCGCGCTTGAAACGAAAAACCCGGCACATGGCCGGGTCTCTGTGTTGGAACTGCTGCTGGTTGGGATTCCGCCTATTCACCTTCAATCTGGCGCGGCGGAAGGGTCTGAGCCCAATGTCACAATTGGGCATCGCCCTCCTTGCGGGTACGCTGTGCTTGCGACCAGCACAACCACAAAGGAGTGCGAGATGAACGATGAAGTTGCTCATGAGCTAGACGGCGCGGAGGCCGAAGATCGCATGCACATTGCAACCGACCTGACCAACATCACTGTGGCCCTACTTTCAGCGCTGAGAAAGCAGCCAGGCATCGACGCCTACCGACTGCTATCGGACTTCCTCGCAGCGATGCCAGACGACAAGGTTCAACGCGGCGGAGGCCTTACCCGTACACTGAAAGAAGAATTGAAAAGATCCTGATCTTTTCACCGCGCTCTCTTCGACGAACACCTTCGGCATCAGTACTCACCGAAGTACTTCCAACATTGATGAATGCTTACTCATTGCCCACCTCCCGTAGCCGGCAACTCCGCTGAACCAATCCGCCGGATCCAGTTCCGCCACGGGGCGAACTTGCCGACCAGGCCGAAGGCCCCGGCAATGCCCCACATCAGCAGACAGCCGCGCCAGGAGTAGAGATTGGCTCCCAGCAGGCAGGCCATGCCCAGGGTGAAGCTCATCCAGCCCATCAGCACGAACGAAGCGCCCAGCCCCAGTTCAACCAGGCCCTCGCCTCGGGCCAATACGCGCAGCTCGCGGATCCGAACATCGTTGAGACCAAACAGCGCGGTCAGGAACACCACCAGCAGCGCTGGCACCGCGGCCACCGACCAAAAGTGATACGTCATGATCAGCCCTCCTTCGGGGGCAGGAACCGCCGGATCAGCTGCTTGACCAGCGCCCCGGCACTACGGATGAGCTCAGGTCCCCAGTTCTGAGCGGTAACGGCCGATGATGCTGCGTCCACAGGAAGGGCCGCAGGAGCGGTTCCTATCGACGCCGGCCGATATCGCCATCTACGGCGGCGCGGCTGGTGGCGGGAAGACATTCGGCCTGCTGCTGGAAACCATGCGGCACACCGCGGTTGGAGAGTTCTCGGCGATCATCTTCCGCCGCAACGGAACGCAGATCACTGCGCCGGGCGGCTTGTGGTCTGAATCGACCAAGCTGTACCCGATCATTGGCGGTGAACCAGGCGCTGGAGCAGCTGGTACTGGCACCACCGGCGGGCATCGAGACCTGGGACCAGGTGCGGGCGCTCCTGCCGCAGCCGGAGGAGTTCGACTGGCCGGCAGAGGCATCGCTGCCGCTGGAAGCGGGGCAGCCCACGGTCGCGCTGTGACAGGGGTGCCGCTGGGGTCTGTTGAAGGACAGTTATGCCACAGACGCAGACGGCCAGATCATCGACCTGGCCGTCTGGGATGCCACCTGTGGCCTGAACTTATCGCCCATGGTGGCGCCGGTCATGGTGACGCCCCCGATCATGGTGGCGAGCGTTGTAGTGACGATCTCGCTGCCAACGCCGGTCATGCCCATAGTCGTGACGACTGCTGCGGTAGTAGCGACGGTCGTAGTGGCGATTGTGCCGGTCATAGCGGCGATCATGCCCATGCGATGTGGCTATGTTTCCGATAGCGCCACCAGCCATGGCACCGCCAACGGTGGCTGCCGGATCGCCGTTGGAGAGAATGTGGCCAGCAATGCCGCCAACGACAGCACCAGCGATGGTGTGCTCGTCCCTCTTCGACAGCGCAGTGGCATCTCCGACTACGGCCATGCCAGCAAGCAGAGCCACTGCCATCGCCATACCACGGAAGCTGAGTGCGGAGTTAAGCATGTTCGGTTTTCCTGAGAAGTACATGCCACGTGGGCGGGGGAGTGCGCCAAGCATCCTGCTGGCGTCGAGGCCAAGCTGGCGTTCCAACATTGCCGGAACATTGCGTAGGACCCCGTGCGGAGTACGCATTCATCTAACAGGTGGAGACGTGAGGCGACGTTCAGATGCCGGCAGCGGGTGGCGCCAAGCTCGGGGCTAGTGCCGGAGCGGTGCCGAGGCCGGAAAGAGAAGAGGGCACCCTCAGGCGCCCTCTCACTTAACCTTGCTGGGCCGCTACGCAGATCAGCGCTTTAGCAAGCGATTGGCGATCAGCGCAAGAGCGACACCTGCTGCCAGCAAGGTCAACGGATTCTTCCTAACAAAATCAAGTGCATCACCATAGTACTCAGTGAGCTTGCCCTCGACCTGACGCATCCCTCCCTTTGCCTCCATTTCTGGATCGTCAAGCAGTTCACCTGCTGCACGCTGGGCTTTGCCAGCCACCTGCTTAACAACACCTTCAATTTTTTCGCGTGCCATGGTTGGCCTTTCTCTGGGGGTGGGCAGTCGTTATGGCACAAGCCTGCGCGAAGAACCCGTCACGAGGATTGACGGACTTCGTCACCTCGTCACCTCGTCGGATCCGGGGCCGCAGGCAGCTCAACTCGGGGGCGCGTGAGCAGCGCGACCGTTTGCTCACTGACTGATCAGGGGTCATCGCTTCGGTGGTGCGCGAGCCGGTGTGTGTTCATCAGTCGACTGGATGTTGTGGTGGGGTGCAGTCTCACTCGCACGTTTGAATATGCATGCTCACCACACTCCTGCATGTCTAGGTGGAAGACACCCGTACGACGGTGGCGTCCACAGGCCTTCGATTCGGTAAGGAACTGAAAGCCTCCGCCCAGAAGATCTGCTGGCTGCATGTGCGCGGTGATGTCGGCTATCGTCGGGCGCCCGGTGACCGCAACCAGTTGGCCCATTTGGCATTCAATGCTGGGGACACTTTCATGGTGAGCGGTGCGCCGCTCGCTGATGGGGCCATGGTGGCCGAGTTGCGTCTGCCGGCCTGGCTGACGGAGTGCCAGCAGTTGGAGCTTAGTTACAGCAGCCAGTTCGGTGACGAAGGTCGCGATCACAGCCTCAACGCACGCTGGTCGGTGCAGCTGTAAGGGAAATTTGAGATCGGGGGAGGTCCGGGTTGGTCCTTCCCTGTTGGTCGTAATCAATCTGAATCGGGAGGCGAACATGAGTAGTGTAGAGACGCTTTCGGTCTCGGGCCGATTGGCTGCGATGACAGTCATCATCGGGGCCCTGCTGGCTGACGCCAAACGCAATCACGACCATCCTCAGCAAGCGTTGCTTGATCTTCTCGACGATGCGAATGAGCAGATAAGAAGGGCGCTGGATGGTGAGCCAGCCATTCTGGATCTGCATTGTCGCGAAGTATTCAACGACGCGGCGAATGCGACGATCGTGGAGGTGGGGCTGATTGCACAGGGTCTGTTGGGTGATGTAAGCAGTGCACCAATGGTAGATTGATCTATGTCGAACCGAGCAATTGTGTTTGTGATATCTCACAAACTGAGGTGGGGGGAAGTGGCCGGATTGATGGGCGACATCGAGCGCTTCAACCGGAGCGCGGGTGTCACGGGTGTAGCGCTACATGATGGTTGCAGAGTGCTTTCGTACTTGGAGGGGCCTCCGGCGGCTCTAGCTGACGCCTACTCGAACGCTGTCGGTGCATCCGGTTGTTCAGATGTGATCGAGTTGGCACGAGGATGGGTAGGACCACGTCGCTTTCCGTACTGGGCCATGCGATGCACTGCCGTGTCGCAAAGTGATCTCTTGAAGATCTGCCGCGCCGACTGGGCCGGGTTCGCGCAGAAAGTTGGTACGACGAGACCAGGAACGGGAATGGAACTGCTTGCTGTGTTGATCAGATAGAGAAGGGAGCAAGTCACGTCATGTAGCGTCTGAAGCCGATCTCCCGTTGCGGCCAGGTGGCGGCCATGTGCTACTCGGACAGATCGGAGTCACATGCTGGGGAGTGGCCTGTGAATGGTGCGTACCATTCTGGGCGATGGGTGTTATTTTTGGTGATGGTAGTTTGAAATTACACATTAAGATGAACGGTTCTGTGGGATTTTATCTCCATCGTCATGGGTGTTTTTCAAGGATGGAGCTGATAAGTAATCTTTTGGGTCTTGTATTTCTAGTGGCTCGAAATGTCCATCAATAGTGATTGATGTGTCGTAATGTGTTATTTCGGGATATCGTGGTTCTCCGAGCTCGATTATTATCTCGTCGGCCGCTGCCCTGTCTATGTGGAATTGTGACATGG